GCACTACGGCCTTCAGCTTTACAACATCGCCTCTTTTGAACATGGCCATCCCCTATCAAGTCGCATCAAGGTTGAACGAGTACGTCACGTTCAGAACGTCACCGCTGACCACCGTACGGTCGCCCGGCGCTTGGAAGTCTGCCGCCGAGAACAACAAGCCAGATGTGCCAGTTGCCACGTTGCACAGGAAAGCACCCGAGATCGTAGCGTTCGCAGTCATCGTGAACGTTGCCAAGGAAGCCGCGTTGTTGATGTTGGATGGATCTGCCAGCGTGGCATTGCCAAACGTTACCTGCGGGCGGTTGCCGCTGTAGTTGGAGTTCTCATCCCAACCAACGTGAGATGCCAACGTATCCCCACCGGAGAACGTGGTTGAAGCCGATGTGTTGTTGATCAGGCCGATGTACCACGCAGCCGTGTAGGTCGAACCCTTGAAGTACTTGGTGTTCATGTCCTGCAAGCCGGTGTTCACCACCAGATTGGAGCCCATGTCCACCCACTTTTGGTTGCCTTCGCTGTCGTAGCAGGTGACAGTAAACACACCACCGCCGGACGCGCCTTCAGCAAAACCCGTCTTGCGCTCAGTATTGGCGCTTACGGTCTCGCTGGATTTTGATTTCTCAATCGTCATGATGACTCCTCAGTTAATACGTATTAACGCACTGGACGATGTGTTGGGAGGCAACGTCACCGTAAATGTGCCATTGGCAGCCTGCGTCTTGTCGCTACCAAAATCCAACGTGGCTATCGACGCGTTCGCTACAGTGGCGTTGTAGATCAACGCACCCCGCGCAACAAACTGCGCTGATGTCCATGAAACATTGTCAAAGCTTACATACACAATCCCGTTGCTGGTCGAAGATATCGACACGTTGGCTAGCGTGTTTCCGCCCGCCGTGTATCCAGCACCGGTTACCTCATTCGTCGGCGAGTATTCAGTCGTACTCTCGCCCATCTCTACATAGCCGTCATACAGCGCCATCTTCAGCGTGTTGGACGCAACATTCTGGCGGCCATTTAAGATGTCCACCTTGAACGACGTAGTCAGGCCTTGGTAAATCGTCATGTCACTTTCACCCTAACCTGACCACTGCGGTACGCATCCTGACGCTCCATACCATCGCCCAGACGTTTCAGTTCGCCCATAGCCTCGTTGTACTTGGCCTCGACGTTGGCAATCAAATCTTGCTCGCCCTTCATGAACAGGTAAGCCTCACGCAGAGAGCCGTACAACAGCGCCGGATCGTAGTTGTCACCCAGCCACGTGCGGCCGTCAGCAGCCGTCGTAATCGACTCTGGGTAATAGTAGTAGTGCAGCTCTAGCGTGTACGCCTGATCAGGTGTTGGGCCGAAGATAAACGTCAGCTCATCTACCGCCACGTTGCTCGTCACCTGCGGTCCGAAGATTGAGTAGTACTTGGGCAAACCCTGATCTGCCGGCGTGGGATACGCAGCACGGATGTAGTTCACATCCTTGTTCAGCAGGTAGTGATACTCCTCAGTCGCTGTGCCGTAGTTCTCGATCACAGCCATGGAGTACACCGCTAGGAAATCGTTGGGAGCAGTCAAGTACTTGTTACCCGTCTGCATAATGCCAGTGGAGTTGCGGCGAATAGATGGCAACTGCACCGCATTGTAGATGCGGGTTTCTGTCTGGCGTATGAACGTGGGAATGTACGACTCAAAGTCTGAGTCGTAGTTCTCCGTGTACGCCTGAATCGCGCTGACTAACTCTGTGTATGTCATGCCATTGGGCCGCGAGCCATTACACCCTTAGTAGCAGCACCAGTGCCACGGATCTTGATGCCAGTCGTCTTCGTATCTTCCCGACCAGGATCACCCGCAGACACGCGCTGCACCGCAGTTCTCGGACCAAGCTTGTCCACCGCGATATTGTTCGGATCTTCCATCTTCTTCAACTTGGCAGGCACAGACTTGCCAGTCATCGTGTGAGGCGGAGCGTAAACCGAAGCGGGTCCAACTTCCTTCCCACCCTTCTTCATTGAGTACTTAGCCATATCAACCTCACTTGGTTTTCTGGTTATGAATACGTGCCTCGTTGCGCCCGTATTTTTTCAGATCGGATGTAGTTACGCCACCCTTTTTCATGCCTTTGTGCATGCGCTTTTCGTGTGCCTTGACCGCTGCCTTGGCGACCTTTCTCATCTTGTCCATCTCTTACTCCTAGTTGATAGTCACGTTTGCCACAATCGTCACCGGCGCTAGATTGTTTGGCGTCAGTCCATCGTCATTCGCCCTAGCCCCACCTATCGGTGCCCAACCCCACTGGATGATCCGGCTACCACCGGCAGGGAAACCATCCTGCAATATGTTCGTGCCAGAGGTGTTGTCCGTCTGTAATCCCGTCAATCCCGACTGCCAGTAAGACTTGTCCGGCCTCGGATTTCTCACTGCCTGCGGGTCGTTCACCGGGTACATACCAAGACTCAACTGCGGCTGATCCGGCTCCCAACACGTCTTGCACACCTTGATGTTGACGTTCTTCGTCTTGATCGTCAGTGTCTTTAACTCTTTCAACATGAACCGGAAGCCGCAGCGGTCACATTCCGCAATCGACTTCTTGCCACTTGCATACTTACTCGGCACAGATCACCTGTACGTAATCATTCGAGGCACCAAACGATCCGGGGCTTTTTCCCGATCTTCGCCTGCCGCCATTTCCCACGACTCGTCGTACTGCGCTTTCAAAAACTGTAGTCGCTCCAAACCACCCGGTAACTTCATCGCCAACCGATATGCCAGCCCGCAGATCAGCGGCTCCTGGAAACGGAATGGGATGTCCTCAACATTCACACCGTTGCCCGCGTCAAACATCCTACGCAGCCGCCAGTACACAAAGTAGTAGTACGGTGTCTGCGCTGTACCCTGATCCGGCGATGGCCACACGTTAATCTGCGGATTCTGTGGTGTAGCACCAGGTACGTCAGTTGTCTGCCCGCTGCGGCGGTTTATCCAGACTTGGATCGGCCGGCCTTGCGTGAGCTTGTTCGGGATCGTTGCGTACGTAGAGACGGAGATACGGTTGATGTTGATGTCTGACTGGGTACCAATCTGACCGGGATTAGTTCGAATAACATGTTCCAGTAAATCCACGGTATCAATAGGTAGATCATAGGTAATCTGCCCTTGTACAAGCGGGATCGTTGCCGACTCAATAGTCCACAAATTGATACCGCGATTAGCCCACTCCGTCAGCAGCAAGTTCAGGCTGCGACGCGCCGTACGGAAGTCATACCCCGTGCGCATCTCCAAGCCACAACGCTCGAACGCCTCTTCGAATATCTCGTTGAGGTCTGGATTAAACGCTGTTGTGGATGTCGTGTACGCCATTACCTGAATCTCGCAGTCTTCTGTGCTATGCCCTTGGGCTGTTTAACAAACTGCTTGCCTTTTGCCTTACCTGCCCGCTTTGCCTTCGTCGTTGCTGCATACTCCGCAGGACTCAGAGCTTTGATCGCCTTCTCCGGCAAATACCGCTCACCAGTTTTTGATGACGGCTTGCCGCTCTTGGTGCGCCATTTCTGATCGCCCCAGTTTTTCAGCGACTGTTGCGGGGCTTTCAATCTCTGTATCCCCCGCCTGCCGCTTTGTACTTCTTGGCTACTAGCTGCGCCTTGCGGGCTGACCACTGCCCTGCACCGGTGCCATGCGTTGCTGCCGCTTTCACTTGCGCCACGATCCGCTTGCGTAGACTAGGCTTCGTGTAGTTGCCCGCAGCATTGACCTTGCCACCTTCTTTGTACTGCGTGAAGTCAGTGTTATCCCGACGAGACTTCTTCTTCCCGCCGGGCATCTTGGTAGGGGAGATATCTCCCATGCCGCGTGACTTCATCATGTCAGCAGTACCCGCCTTTTTTCATCTTGGTCATGCCGCCCTTTTTCATGCCAGTAGAGCCGCTCATCTTGACCTGCATCGCCTTGGTTTTACCCTTCGTAGCAACGCCGTCAGCAGCCTTGTGACCAGCAGCTAGACCACCAGAAGCCATCTTCTTCATAGCCATACCACCTTTAGCCATCTTGCCCTTACCGTCAGCTGCGAAAGCTGGCACCTTCTGGCCGTCCTTCATGACCATCGGCATACCGCCATCAGCGTAGCCGCCCATCGCCATCTTCTTGACCTTGCCGCCGTGCTTCATGCCAGCCTCTGCCATCTCGTGCTTGACCATCGACTTGGGAGCGCCCTTCTTCTTCATGAACGACACTTCCTTTTTGACCATTGCTTTTGACTCTTTCATCTCGCCTCCTTTGGCTTTCTTGGAAAGGCCAGCTTCGGAAAGACCGATTGCAATGGCCTGCTTGGGATTAGTAACCTTCTGACCGGACGAAGACTTCAGCTTCCCGGCTTTGAACTCGCCCATCACCTTGCCAACTTTGGCTTGGCCGCCCTTGGCAAAACGCTGTGTCATTTGATCATTCGGACCAGACATGGCTTGTGGCTGCATGTTGAACGTCTGATTCATGCCACCACTCTGACCGCCAGCCATGGGCTGATTGCCGTAGAACGGATATGTCGGCTGCTGCGTCTGACCGGTGACACCACCGTCAGCAAACTTTCTGCGCTTTCTCATACCATTTTCCCTCTGGTTTTGCCCCGAATAGCGCAGCCATCAGCGCGTTTAGAAGCAGATCCAACCATGCCGCCGCGAGCTTTCTTCTCTGTTTTTGGCTTACCTTCGCCAGTCGCAGTGCGATAGCCTTCTTCGGTCATAGCGTCCATCTTCTTGTACAAAGCATCTAGCTCCGGCACAGACTCGCCACGAGCCCGACGCGCCTCAAGCTCTGTGATGCGAGCTTGAATCTGGGGCATGTTCATCAGCAGATCCTTCCTTTTGTCTTGCCGCGCTGGGCGATACCATCAGCACGGGATGATGCAGAAGATACTTTGCCGCCCGACTTCATGCCCATCTTTGACCGACCGTACGGAGTAGATGCTGCGGTACTTTTGAAAGCGCGATCAGCAGAGAAGGTGCCAGCCATGGCTTTAAGACGCTCGCTTTTGCCGTACGGTGAATCTTCTTTTTTCAAGCCTTCCAAGCGACGTTTGTTCAAAGCATCAGAATCAATATCGCCAAACATCCCAGAAAGTTCTTTTTTCTTGGTTTTAGGCTTTGGTTTTGGCTTCGGCTTTGGTTTGACCTCTTCCTTGACGGTCTCAGTGACACTGTCTTCTTTGGGACTTGTCCGAATATAGTCAGTGATCTTACGCTCAGAGGTTTCTTCGTCATTGCCGTAGCCGATGCTTGGCGTGCGACCGCTTGGCATGTACGAGCTGTCAGAGTCCATGTCAGACATGCTGCGCTCTGGCGACTTCATGCGACGACCGCTGTAGTCGCTGCTCTCAGTCATGTCGGCAGTAGACTGCTCATCGTAAGAACGCTCTGGGTATCTGGTTCTTACCGCTTCGCCGGAACCAGATCGCACTGGATTGCCGAAACGGTCACGCAAAACACCGCCTTCTTGATAGCGCTTGGCCTTCTTTTTCATAACACTCTCCGTTGAGATTCAATCAACTGATCTATCTTGGTTTCCAGCCGATTGAACCGCTGATCTATATGATCCGTGATGCGATCCACTTCCGCCTTGGTCACGTTGTCACGAGCAATTTCCTCACGGGTCTTGTTCAACAAGATCGTGATCCGCGCTAGCTCGGAGAACTTCTCATGCGCGATATACGCAAATAAGCCAACAAACAGCGATAGAGCGCCGTTCCAGACAAATGCTAAGTCCACGGTCAACACTTCCACTTCCGTAAAGATTTGTTGATACGGCTGTTCGGGTCGTTAGCAGTCTTGGCGGAAGTCAGCTTCTTCTTCATACCGGACATCCGGGCACAGAATGACTTCTTCCTTGAGCCGCCTTCTGGCTGCGGCGCTTTCAACCCTGGCTTACCCGGATTGGCTTTGTTGTAGGAGGCGCGACCCTTGGCGTTCAAGCCGCCTTCAGGGTTCTTGCCTTCCTTACGCTGCCAAGCCGGACTCTTAGCCATAGAACACCGTTACGTTTGCGCCAACACTGGTCACAACAGTCAGGTTCGACTTGCAGATGATCCCCTGATCAGGGATGTTCAGCGGAGTAACGCCTGCTACACCGGGCGCTGTGAACACCACCAGATTGGAAGCGCCATCTTTGATCTGCACCGTCGCCGTTGTGCCGTACTGAATCAAGCCGCCCTTCAAACGGGTGCGGCCTTCCAGTACTACAGTCGTGGCGTTGGCCGGACATATACCCGGCCGTACGTCTGATTGCATAGCCATAATGGCCCCCTATTAGTTGTTCTGCTGACCAAAGAGGGGATCAGTGACGTAGTAAGTAATGTAACCAGCAACATCACCCACCGCCGAGCTTGCGCTCTCTGAAGTAACAGTAAAGTTCTTAGATGCGCTGCCAACAGTGCCGATGCCTGCGCCTGCGCCGGTAGCACCAGGAGTCACAGTCTTAGCCGAAGTCGCCGCCAAAGCAGACACATAGAACGCAGCGTTCGAAGTCGCACCGTCAATAGTGGTGTAGCCGACATTCATCGTGCCGCTGGTCAGGCCGTTGGTGATGATTACCGATGTGACAACAGCATTAGCAGGGAGAATTACAGGGACGGTAGAGCCAGAAGCAACAACAACGTTGCCGGCAACTGCCGCGTTAGCAACATAGAAAGTTGCTGCCATGACGCCGGTGCCACAGTAGGCTTGGCGAGTGTTATCACCGCCGCCCGAACGCCAAATGGATTGGGTAGTAGATACAGCCATCGAATTGTCCTCACATGCGAGTTAGGTGGGGCAATCTGCATGTCGTCAGCCGGGACTGTTTGCCTCACCGGGTTTCCCGGGGTTACTGCGTTATAGCATAAATCTATGAAAAAAGGGGGGTTTTTAACCCCCCTTCTATCAAGCACCTTGGGATGCGAACATACCAAGTGGATCCGACCAGCCGAACGAATAACGCTCACGAGCCTTATAACGTACGTTACCTGTGTCGAAATCGCCGTCCATCGAGTTCTGCAACGGAATACGAACAAAGTGCTTCATGCCGTTAGGAACATCAGTGGTCAGGAACCATGCGTTCGTATCGGTCAAGAAGTGGTTGATCGTATAGCCTTCCGGGATCGAACCGTTGTTAACGATCGCGTTCACGTCGTTGTCATTGGTTCCCGGACGGAGTTGAGTCTCCAGCAGACGGGTGGCCACAAACTGGAGTGCCGGTGGCACGATCAGCTTGCGGGGACGTGCGGCGATCAGCAGACCACGTTCGTCAGTCCAAGCTGCGATCTGGATGACTGCGTTTTCCAACGCGGTTTCCGAAAGGTCAACTTGGGTCGACGGTGTGTTGCTGTTGGTGCCGCCGGATACCAGCGGGTGGGCTGTGCTGAACAGAGCAACGCCGTCGCCACCAGGATAGGTGGACGAGAAGCCGTTGTTCAGAACTGCCGCCGCCTTCACCTGCTTGGTGTAGGACATCGCACGAGCCAGCGCCTTGGTATAACGAGCCGAAAGGCTGTCATACAGGTTATCTTCGATGGCCTCTTCGGTCAGCGAGAAACCCAGAGCGATGGTTTCGTGGTTGTATCGTGCGGTCCAAGCTTCCTGGCCGTTGTCGTACCGGATCGCAGAACCTTCGTTCTTGACCGGTGCAGCACTAAAGCCAGAGAGCTTGGTCTCTTCTTCGAAGGAACGCTCAGAGGTCTCGGTTTCGTAGATCTCTTTGTGTTCTTCACCATAACGAGCGTACTCCATGCCGAACAGGGCGTTCAGGCCAGGCAGTAGCTCTTTCAGTAGTTGTGCGCGTGAAATAGCCATGTCTTACTCCTTAAACACCAGTCGGGTTCAGATACGCATGACCACCAGTTACCACTGAGGTAACAGTGTTCGATGTGTTCGTGAACGTGGAAACAATGTACGGTGCGTTGAATTTGCAAATGAACTCGCAATAGCCGTTAGCGCTATTGGAAGTGTCAGGAACAATATCAACCACACGGATTGGCAGAGATGCAGTCGTGGCAAACGTCGTGCCGTTGATTGCGACCTGCGAATCACCCGTAGTGTTCGAGCCGTTGTTCTGAACCAGCGCCGCGTTCAAACCGATCTGCTCCGAGCTATAGAAAGCCACGGTAGTACCAGCCGAAACAGCAGCAACCTTAAACAGAACGTCCGGATCATCCACTATGTACGCCTGGATGTCGTCAGCAGCCGTGCCACCAGCGTAGTACTGGTAGTTCAGCTTCTGTTTGGTTGATGGGTTGGTGTAAGTGCAACCCAAGAAGATGCCAACCGGTGTTGCTGTAGTCGTGCCAGTGTCTTTGACAATCGTGCCATCGGCATTGATCTTGACTACATCGCCATAGTAGATGCTAGTAGCGTAGCCGCTAGCAATACGGAATAGGCGAGTCGAACCGGCGTACACCTGACCGCCGATCAAATTGATCGGCTGAAGCCCATAAGGCTTCGATACAGTAGGATATGCCATTGATAACTCCAATAAGTTTAACCGCCGCCCTTCGTGGTCGAGGAACTCGACTCTTTGAATAACGGCATACGTGGGTCATTTTGACGCATTAGGTTGTTGTCCACCGCTCTGAT